ACTTTTTCACCAAACTGACCATCAGGCAATACAGCCTTTTCTGCAATTCGAGCCTGTATAAGATTCCCATAATTAGATTCTCTATCTAACCTCCACCCATAAAGATTTGTAGGATCTACTTCAATCCAATAGGGTCTACGATTTTGTTGTCTTTCTTCAGCAAGAGTTAAAGCACCAGAAGGAGCAGGATAATCTACAAGAATATGACTTTGACCATAAGTAAGAGAACACATTAATACTCTTCTTGCATATTCATCTAAATCTGACTTACAACCATCAACATCCATTTTGAACATTTCTGTCCAATAAGGATCTCCTATAAGTGTTATTGGTTTCCTTAATACAAGACCTGTAGCTGCTCTTATTAATCTCTGAGTAAAAGGACTAAATACTGCTCTATTCACTCTTGCAAGATAAGCTTCATAATCTTCTCTTGGTTCTAAAGGTAAAAAGGCTTCACTATTTTCTCTTAAATATTCAGTTCCTTCAGTAACAGCTTTCATTATTTCCCAACCTTTCATCATATCTAGAACAGCCCTCGTGCGAGTAAAAGGGCTGTCTATTCCACCTACAGAAGTAGATGAAACAATGTTAGTTCTGATAGGGCCTGGTACAGCATAAGTCATTTACGACACCTCCATTTTTTTAAAGCTAACGCTTTTCTTGTAGGTTCACCATTAGGTTTTTTCATTGGCCCAGGCATACCAGACATTCTTGCACAAAAAGATGCTCGTCTTTTAGCTGCTTTACTACCAGGTTTTACTTTTCCTGTAACAGGTGCTTTTAAATTACTACCAGTAGCACGATTATATTTCGCACGACCTTTTGCAGTAAGACCACCTGTTTTGGATTTTTCACCTCTTCCTACGCTTAAATTTACTTGTTTACGTTTCTTTCTCATTTGCCCACCTTTGCCTTTGCTTTTGTATGAGCCTGTTTAAAAGTATCACCCGCCCTCATTCTTTGCTTCATATACTCCATATGCTTTTTGCTATGGTGTTCAGAATGTTTATCTAATAAATTTTTTTGGCGAGTGGTAAGTTTCACTTCTTTTTCTTTTTTTTCTTAGAACGTAGCTTTTTAAGATCAG